TGCACGTTTAGATTGTCGCCATCCCACGTCAGCACCTTGCTGTTGCTATCTCCAACCGAAAACTTGTAGGCGTCTGTGTGATAACCGAGAAAGAATCCAGTGCCATTATTGAACGAGGTCATCGAGCCGCCGTACATCTTGCCGTTGGCGTTTACGTTGACGGACCCCGCGAACGTACCCGAGGTAGCTGTTACGCCGCCTCGGAAATTACCATCCTGGGCTGTGAATGTTCCGTCGGTTGTCAGCCTCCAACCGGCCTCAGATCCAGCCTGCGCGCTGTAGTTAGTCGATTGGATAGCGTCAGCCAGCTTGTCTATGTTGACGGCGTTGTCTTCTATCTGTGCTGTATCGACAGAATCGAGATCAGCCAGAGCGCCCGTATTGGCAGTAGCGCCCGTTGCAATACCGTCTAACTTAGTTCCAGTAAGAGAGGCCACTGCGTGAGTTGTTGTTGCGTAGGCAGATGGCATCAAGGTGCCAAAATCGTTAGCTGCAAAGTAGCGCAGTCTTATCTCATAGGTCTGACCATCTCGATCAATTCCTACCTCAACTGACGTTTGGTTTGCCGTGTCGAAAATCAATTGAGTGTTGTAGTCGTTAGTGCCGTTGATCGCCCAACTAATTTCAGCGTACTGGGCATCCTCGGGAACGCCCGAAAAAGCAATTGTCAGTGTCGTCCTGGCTGAATCATCGCCCTGCGTGCGTGTGTTTGTTGTGATTGTTCCAATGGTGGGGCTGGTAGGTGCTGCGTTGACGACCTCTTCTTGCCACGACAGACCGAGCGGTTCGTTCGCTCGAGTAGAGTTCCAGGTGTATACGCTACTGTCATACTCCTTCAGTTGGAGTTGCACGTTCATCGATACGAGGTCGATGTTGGCTTGCAGGACGCGGAAGTATTTGCCGCTGAATCCAGCGCTGTCATAGGTGAGCGAGATGACGTCTCCAGGCACTAACCCAAAACAACGACTTCCGAACGTCCCAGTGACTGTCAGGTTTGACCGGCTGTCTCTAACCAAAAACTCTGCTGTGTCCTGTGCCTGATAGAAATCTGTGCACCCTTTAACTGTGAAGGTCCGATGTAGTTTTTCATCTTCGTCTTGCGACAAATAGGTCGCGTAAAGGTCGCCGTCTCGATTGCTGTCAATACTCGGCCAACTAATCTGGTCTGTTTTATGTTGTTTGTTTTCGTTGATGAACTTGACCGTCGCGCGGTTCATGCGCTGAGAGCGGTCACCGTTCGCTATCTTGAGTCCACCAATAATGTCGTCATCACCGAGTGTGAGTACCGGGTTCTGGACATCAGCCATGTGAACGATGTACTTGCCATTGGCGTAGCTTAGGTTGCCTCGAAAGACATTAAGTATTTCTTGGATATTTTCGAGGATCTCTTTTGCAGGATCGACAGCGATGTTAAGTCTGAATCGCTTTTGCTTGTTGGCATTAGTGCCTGTGGTTTCCTGATCAGGACGGTAGTACGGAAAAGTTCCAAGAGGCGTCGTAATGTATGTGATGCCGGTTGCTGGATCGTACTGCGTGACATTTGATCCGGTGTCATTGGTCAGTACTGCTGGGACGTCGACTAAGACGTCACACTTATCTGCTGCGGCCGCTATGCTCGCGATATCAATAACCGATAACGGCAAGCCACGCCCGTATTCTTCGTTTCGCAGGTAGTCAAGCAAACAGATGACCGGGTTGTCACTCCACTGCCATGTGCTGTCCGTGTCTGCGCGATGCGATGAAACGCCAAGACTCGAGTCGTAGGCGCTCGAGGTGCTGTCTTTTCGGGGATCGTAAACCTTTCGCCCTTTGACTAGGTATCGAGTTTGTGGCTCACCCTGGAAGGCGGTGTAGTTTTTAGACAGGTACATCCGTTCCATCGCGTAGGCCACACCCTTACCTACAGCGTTGCTATCCCAGGTCGCAAAGTCGCTCGCGTAAGCGTTTCGAAGCGCGGAGAAGTTCTGTCCGGCAGTTGGGCCTAAGCTAACTGAGGTAGCGAAGTGAAAGTCAGCGCCGTTCGTGAATCTGGGAGATTCATAGGATTCATCGTCGACGGTTACGTTAGTTACACTTTCGACGGGGCCGTTACAGAGTGTCACCGCTCGATAGAGCCAGCGATTGTGATCCCAATCTTTGTTGGTCGTTAAATCGGAACCCGTTGCTGCGGAGAAAGTCGTGAACCCGGTCTGTGTGATACGTGCTTGCTTGTCGCTGACCTTCTTCCAGACTACAGTCGATCCGACTAGTGTCTTCCCATATACCGTGTAGAGACCACGGTTGCTGTCGTGGCCGCTCAGTTGAACAGCCTTCGCCTCGTTCGCCTGCTTTCGAGCCTGCGCTTCCATCTTTTTCTGCTGGTAGTAGACGCCTGCGGAAGTCGCAATCGCGATTAGTGCTGCAATAAATCCGAATGCCATTTAGCTACCCCACTTAATCAGTAGTTTTTCTTGATGCGAATACTTAAAGATGTCATCACCCGGATAGTACTCTTGCTGTGAGCTCGAGTTGGTGAAGCGGCCATTCGTCACCTGGAAGGTTGACCAGTGGCTTGCCAGCTTTACGCTAAATTCGCTGCTCGAGTTGGTCTCACTTAGCTCCCAGCTATCAATGACGCCCGTGTAGAGCTCGAGGACGCTAGTCGAGTCGAGCAGCGCGTAGTTATCGTCGAGAAAGGCCAGGTACAACGTGCCGGACTTGCCGACGTGTCTGACGTAATCAGCGCCGCTGTTTGTGTACTCGATGTAAGCTGATCGATCTGCACCTGCAAACGTGAGTTGATAACTATTGGCTGCAATGTCTGTTGTCCTCGAGACGTTGCTCGTCTTCAGAAGAATCTCGCCGTTGGTTACATAGGTTGTTGAGTTGTAGGTAATCGGTAGATGGTTGTCAGTTATTTTGAAGTCAGTTCCAGGGAGATCCACCAGCAGTGCAGTCCTGTAGTTAGAGGCCGCTAAGGCTGTGCTCACGCTAGACGGTATGCTGATCATTTAACTCTCCTAAAAAGGTGCGACTCTGACGTTCTCGGCTGAGATGCTGCGAATCATTGCCTCGAGCTCAGCACGGCGTGACGCCAATGCGTTGACGACGAGGTCAGGGTCAGAAACACCGTTGACCTGTAGTGTCACGTTTTCCGGGCCACGCATTTGGTTGGCGTTGTTGTTGTGCGCTAGGAACTCAGTCAGATCTCGGTTCGCTCGAGTTGACAGTACGCGCTCACCTTTCTCGAGCATGTATGTTCCTGTCGATGGGAGGCTGTCCATGCCATCGTGCGCCTGACCCTTCATGATGTCTCGAATGATCAAGCCCGTTTGAGCAGTCGTCAGTAAGACGCCAGGTAAGTTGGCAGGGAACGGTGCGCTGTTCCAGGCTTTCAAGATGGCAGACTTGCCCATCATGATCGCCTCGCGAATCAAGATAGCCCGGCGTATCGCTGCAAGCTTCTTGGACTTTTCAGCGCCTGCCTTCAATACATCATCGAGAGTCTTGTACTTCTCTTTTAACTTATCGATGTTCCCAGCGGCTGCTATGCGGAGGCTTTCCCATGCCTCACCGAACTTGCCCAGGGCTGCTGACCAACGCTCGGCCCAGGTCATTGGTTTGTCTTCTTCGACGGTTGGTGCGTCGACTTCGTCTGGGCTTGCACCTTTTAGTACTTTCCAGAACTTAACCAAGCCTGGGAACATTTCAGCCATCTTCGCCATGACGCTTTCGCTCATGCTGTCAAACGACTGAACGACGCTGTCGAACATAGAGCTCATACTGAGACCCTCTGCTCCGTCGCCGATTCCAAGGGCCGTCATCATCTCCGCGACCTTGTCTTTGATTGCGTCGATGGGCGAGACACCGTCCTCACCGCTAATGAAGTTGAAAGGTTTAGCTAGTGCCTTCTTCATTCGGTCGCTGGCATCGTCAATGTCGGCATTAATCGTGCCGAGCTTGCCCCTCAGTTTCGCTACGCTTTCATCCGGCGCGATGACATCGGCTAGGGTGTCTGCCCCCATGTCACGCAATACATTCGCTATCTTTTCTCTAATGCTCGAGAAAAAGATTTCGCTGTTAAGAATGGCTTTTTCAAAACCTGACTTCATGAAATCGAAAGCTGCGCTGGCGATGTCTTTGAACTTCTCAAACGCAATGCCTGCGTTCTCAAAGATGGCAAACCGTTCTTGCAAATAGACTAAAGCCGCGCCCAAACCAAGCACCGCAGTGATGGTCAGGCCGATGGGGTTCATGATCAGCGCCGCCGCGAAGCGTGCAACGCCTGCAACCGCAAGCCCTATCGCTTTGACAAACATCGTCCCTAGTATCTTTGTAAGCGAAAAAAGCATCGTGCCGAACCCAAAGATACCCGCTGCCGTCGCTACAGTAGACATAGCGACCCAAGCAACAAATCCTCTAACAACGTTCGTGAGAAGAATCGTCGCTAGGGCTCCAGCGGCCAGCGTGACGATATGCACGTTTTCAGCCAGCGTCTTCATCACAATAGCTAGACGATTAGTAACGCCAAACGTGGTGTTTACGCGGTCTATCATTTCAGTGAACGAGTTATTGAATAACACCCGCGCCTGGCTGAGGGTCACGTCCATGCCGGACACCGCATCGCGAGTGTTTTGTAATTCTTTCTGCAAGATTGGCAAGATCCGCTCGGCCGTTAAACCGCCTTCGTGGCTGAACTTCCTGAGCTCACCAACCGTCATGTTCAAACCGTCTGCGAGCATGTTGGTCAATACGACGTTGTTCTCGGACACAGAACGGAATTCGTCACCACGCAACGCGCCAGACGCCAAACCCTGGGCAAACTGTCGCGCTGAGTTCGCTGCCTCAGACGCAGTTGTTCCAGACATTAGGAATGAGTTGGTAATTACCTCAGTGACCTGTGCGACTTCTTCTTGCGTTGTGCCCAGGTGCTTGGTCGACACTGCGATACGCTGATAGAGCGTTCCCACCGCTGCGATGTCCGAACGTGATGCCTTAGCAATAGCTCTGATTTGGTTCATACCGATGGCGACTTCGTTACTGCTCTCGAAGGTCGCTCTCATCTTGTTGCGAAGGTTGGTCATCTCATCAGCAGCGTTGACGACTGCTGCCATGCCAAATCCGCTCGCCAGGGTCACACCGATCTGGCCCAGTTGGTTTTGAAACTGATTAGCAGATCGGCGCATGCTGTTGCTCATCTTTCGAAAGCGTCGATCTACGTTATCAATGTCTTTTCGAAAAGCGGCCGAGTTCATCCGTAATCGGACTGCTAGTGTTCTTAGGACTGCTGTCGGCATGGTGTAGTCCTCTTAGGATAATTTGTATCTAATGATTCGGTTGTTAAGCAGCGCCTTTAGCCTCTCGGCGATGCGTACCTCATTGCCGTCAAAGGCGGGACGCATAAACGGCCTTTCTTTAGTTGGACCAAATGCACTGTCTTTCGTGCCGAATTCGTTTTGCAGCGCGTAAGCTGGCTTGCGATCACCTTTGATGTTTTGCGATGCGCGGCTGGGTCTCTTGTAGCGCCCACGCTTGTCTGTACCGAATCGCACATCACAGACGAGGTCTTGTGGTCTGACATGCCCACTCGTCACACGACCAGAACGAAGTAACGATTCAGTGTCGGTGAGGTTTTGTTGTCTGATGTTGGCTTTAACATCCTGCATGACCGGCATCATGGTCGCTCTCATTGCTCTTTTGCCTTCTTGAGTTCTGAGCTCCTTGTCCATGCGGAGGAACTCCTGCTCGATCTTGTCTAAACCTTCGACCGTGAACTCGTTGTAGATGCCGCCGAAACGACGTACCACTCTGAAGTCTTTAGCCATTTTGAAATTCCGATATGCGTTTAAAAATGTTCATCTGTTGTTGATTGCTTTGGCGTCTGTTGCTGTGGCGGCTGTAAAGCGGGAAGAAGTCACCTGCCTCTGCTGCCTTGCCGCCTTTCTTACCGCCGTTCACGTTGACCAACGTTGCAGCGATCAATCCGGCTCTATAGTCGTCACGAACTGAGCCCCAGGGCTCAAGACCGAAAAACGCCATCCACTCCATGAGCTCAGAGTTCTCGATCTGCGTCTCGAGTTGCCTGACTGTCATGCCCAGTGCGAGTGCCAAGCGGAACTTAAATCGCCGCACCGGGTTTCTTAGTTTCCCTCGGCAATGCCCAGGTCTTCGTCTGCCATACCCGACAGCTTTCGAACCTCATCGAACAGCTTGTTGATCACCTGTCCATTTTTCTTACCGAGCTCTTTCGCCTCGCTGGCCTTGAACAACTTCTCGTTGTTTTCATCGACCAAGCAGTTGACGACTAGTCGAGCTCGCATGTTGACCAAGTCCTGACTGACACCCAGGCTTGCTTCAAAGTCATCCCTCTCTGCTGCGGACACTCCTCTTAAACGAACACTGCCTCCCCACTCTGGAACATCGACCTCAACGAAATTGAAATCGACTGCTCCTAAAATTTGATCTCTACTTAGCGCCATTACTTACCTCCTCCATGCAAAAAAAAACGAGACACCCCGTAAGGAGTGCCTCGCTTCTATTAATCACCCAAAGTTCCGTCGGAATCGAACGTGACAGAACCATCAATGTTGATGCTGACGTTCACTGTGACGACATCTTCCAGCGGCTGGGAGATGCTGTAACTTTGAATGTATCCACTGAACTCACACGCGGCCAAGCCTGCGCTGGCGTCTGCCCAAACGATAACGAAGAACACCTTCGCACCAGATGAGTAAGACGTCTGCAACAATGCTTGAGCAGCTTGTGTGCTCGCGTCGGGAACCCAGTTGAGAGCAACATCAATTGTGCCGCTGTCTTTCTGGCCGACTAGTTTGCCTTTGTACGCGCTCCCGTATTTGGAGACCTCGATGACGTTCGCGGAGAGCTCCATGTCTCCGATATTTTGAACTTCACCGACTAGGTCGCCAGCAGCGAGAGTGCCGAGCGTATGAGCACTCGCCTTCGCGTACAGCTTAGTTTCTTGCCCTGTGAAGGGCGCTGTAATTGCTGCCATGTCTCTACGTCTCCTTGACTATGAGGACTAAATCTAAGGTTGAGGAATAAAGTTGAAGGGTTTCTTCGAAATCATTGACGATGTTGTGGATGCGACATCCCTCGATCTGATCACCACTTTGGGTCACTGACAGACCGTTCATCACGTCAACGAGTGCTTGAGTAATCTCACGCATCTCGCTGTACTTCTCCGCGAAGACAGTCAGGTCAACTTGATATCGTCGTAACGCTGATACACCGCCAGCTACCAAATTCTCGATGCCGTCATGCACTGTGTAGACGATGCATGGCTTGGTCACCTCTTGTGGTAGCCGCTGTGGGTAAACACCATTACTCGCTATCTTTGAAGTGATGCTCGATTGAGCGAGGAGATAAGTTCGTAAGGACTGATCAATCATCTGACGTCCTCCGCATAGATCAAGACGGCTTGCCGTTTACCTGACGGGTCTGCACTAGACAGTACCTCCAGGCGACGACCAGCGACGTCGATCTGAGCACCGGGATTGAGAAGCTCGAGCTCTGCTGAATAGCGGAACTGCAACTCAAACTCGACGCGGCTCATCAACTGACCATTCTCGCTACGCTCCCTGAAGGTACGTTGCTTGATGCTGCACTTGTGCGTGACAGTGTCAGCGGTCATGGTGTGGTCGAGAGCTCCGTATGCATCCGGCGTAGCTGAACGCTGATAGATTGTTGCTGTATGTCTGAGTGATCCGGCTCTCATCTACCCTCCTTACGCGATGCGTAGTCGGTAGGGCGAGAGAAGGTCATCAGCAGCTTTTGGAGCTTTAACAAGCGCCAAACCAGCGTTATCGATAACGCCATCCTCGCGATACTCATAAAGTGATCCGACAACGAGCAGAATGGCTTGCTTGATCGAGGCAGGCACAGAGGCCGTGCCATCAAGCGCATAGGTCACCGCAATGTGTTTCGGCTCATCAGCGACATCGGTCGGCCAAACCTCACCCATTGCTGGATAGAGGTAGGCCAAATCAGATGCACCGACTAATCGATACTTTGAGCTCG